ATTGGGATTGATTTTTTGGGGCGCGGCGGTGTTTGCGAAAGGGCCGGTTTTGAGGCTGGACGATGCTCTGGCGCGGGCACGGAAGGAGCAGTATCAATCGGCATCTGGGGGCGGGAATGGCAGCGGTGCAGAAGGTGCAGAAGGTGGTGGCGGGGCGGCAGATTCCGGCGGGAATCCGGGTGGCGTACGTCGGGGGCTACGAAGAGCAGCAGCGCTCGTTCGGGATTTTGCCATGGTGCTGGTGCTGGCGGTGCTGCTGGTGTTCATCGTGCTGCTGTTCGAGTTCGGAAGCTTCGCGGCGCCGGTGGCGATTTTGTCGTCGGCGCTACTTTCGACCTCGGGAGTCTTTCTGGCGCTGTTAGTCACCGGAACTACTTTCAATATCTCGTCTTTCATGGGACTGATTATGGTAATCGGTATCGTGGCCAAGAATGGGATTCTGTTACTGGATGCGGACCAGAAGTTCCGGAGAGAGGGCATCGCGGCGGAGGAGAGCATGATCCGGGCGGGCGAACGGCGCTTGCGTCCGATCGCGATGACGGCGCTGGCCACGGTGGCGGGAATGATTCCGCTGGCACTGGCGTGGGGGGCGGGGTCGCAGATGCTGCAGCCGTTGGCGATCACGGTGATTGGGGGAATACTCGCGTCGATGATTTTGTCTTTGGTGGTTACGCCGGCGGTGCATTATTATATGACGCGGTGACGAGTGGGTGGCGGCGGACGTTGACCAGGATGGCTCAGGGACATTCGAACGAGGGCACGATGGCGGGAAACGATTTCGCATGGATTCATCCAGAGGCACTGTCAGTTATCGGGACCAGCAAGAATGGGGTGCGGGACTGAAGTCCCGCGCGGGCTAAAGCCAGCTTCAGCCCGCCCCCCTGAACATCGGTTAACCGTTGGTAAGGCCGCGACTTCATGGCCTTATCCACTCTTCGCAACATTTTGAAAATGCGGCTGGCCGAGAGCCCGCCGCAGTTAGGGCGCCTGCCCTACTTCCCGTAAGTCACAAACCGATCTAAAACTTCTGCGCTTGTAAATTGTGTAACTTAGCGGCGGTCCGCGGAGCGAGGGAACGGCAGGCGATGTTAGTCTCGAATCGGGAATGAGAGATTGCATGACGGCGCGCAAGTGAGCGCGGCGAGGTCGGGGCGTAATGGAAATTTGCGGCAGCGTGCCTTTAGGCGCCAAACAATTGGGTTATAACGCGCTGCCGTCGCAGCAAGCATTTCACGACAGCGCGGCGCGGTTCAAGGGTTTTTCCGGGCCGGTTGCGTCCGGAAAGAGCCTGGCGTTGTGCTACGAGGCGCTACGGCTCAGCCTCGTCAATCCGGGCCGGCAGGGCTTGATCGGGGCGCCGACTTACGCCATGCTGCGGGACGCCACGCAAACGAGCCTGTTCGAGATTCTGGATGCGGAAGATGTTCAGTACCGGTTCAACAAAGCGGAGAATTCGCTGACTCTTACCGGGTGCGAGTCGCGGATTATCTTCCGACCGGTGGACGATTTCGACCGTTTGCGGGGCACGAATCTCGCGTGGTTCGGAATGGACGAGATGACTTACTCGCCGCAAGGCGCGTGGCTACGGCTGGAAGGGCGGCTGCGCGATCCGCAGGCCAAGCAGTTATGCGGCTTCGGTGTGTGGACTCCCAAGGGATACGACTGGGTGTACCAGAAGTTTCTAGCGGACCCGGTGGCGGGATACCACGTGGTTCTGGCGAAGCCGCGGGAGAACCACTTTCTGCTGGAGAAGGTCCCGGATTTTTACGAGCGGCTGAAAAGCAGCTACGACGAGAATTTCTACCAGCAGGAGGCCCTGGGGCAATATCTGAACCTGCGCGGCGGAATGGTTTACCGGGCCTTCGACCGCAGCGAGCATGTGAAGAGGCTGGGCGTGAATCCACTGATTCCGCTTTTATGGGCTTTGGACTTCAACGTGGATCCGATGTCGTCGGTGGTGGCGCAGATAGAGGGCAGGACGGTATTCGTGCTGGAGGAGATCTCGATGCGGCACGCCAGCACGCATGAGGCTTGCGAGGAATTCGTGAAACGGTTTCCGAGCCACCGCAGCGGCGTGGTGATTTACGGAGACGCGTCGGGAAATACGCAGCAGACGACAGGGAGCTCGGATTACCAGATCGTGCGGGACTACTTCCGGACGAATTACGGGACGCGGCCCATTTACAAAGTACCGAAGGCCAATCCGAATGTGCGGGATCGTATCATGCTGATGAACGCCAAACTGCGATCCGCGTCGGGCGAGGTGCGGCTGTACGTGGACGAGAAATGCAAGGATCTGATCAAGGACTTCGAGCAGGTGACGTACAAGACGGATAGTAATGCGATCGATAAAGAGAAGGACCGGCAACGGACGCATCTTTCCGATGCGCTGGGGTACTTGCTGTGGCAAGAGCAAAGACCACAAGCAGCAATCGGCGAGCAGAGGGAACGCCTGATTTGAGGAATCAATGGTGAATATCGACCGGGAGCATCCAGAGTACGCCGCGAGAAAGGCGATGTGGAGGAAGTACCGGGACTTGTACGCGGGCGGCGAGCAGATGCAGCAGCGCGCGTTCGAGTATCTGGTGAGGCGCCACAAGGAACCTAACGATATATATGCGGAGCGGCTCAGCCGGGTGTTTTACGAGAATTACGTTGGCTCGATCATCGACTGGTACGCGGCGACGCTCATGCGCCGCGAGGCCGCGCTGCTGTTTGAAGGCAGCGACGAGGGGGCCAAGGAATTCTATAACGGCTTCACGGAAGACTGCGACCTGAAGGGCACGAGCCTGGCGGAGTTTTTCCGGCAACGGATGGTGCAGGCGCTGGTGGCGGGGTGCAGTTACACGGTGGTAGACTTTCCGCGTCCTTCGGTGGCACCCAGCAACCGGGCGGAGGAAGACGCGCTGGGCGGGTCGCGCGCCTACCTGGTGGATTATTCGCCGGAGGAACTCATCAACTGGAGTTACGACGATCGGGGGGGATGGGAGTGGGCGGTGATCCGGACCTCGACACTGCGGAAATCGAAGGTGACGGAGAGCGACTGGGCGCGGGAGACACGGTGGATCTACTACGACCGGCAGCGGTACGAAGTTTACCAGCAAACGCGAGACAAAGAGATCCGGCTGGTGGACGAAGGCTTGCACGGGCTGGCGGAACAGAACCGGGTGCCCATATTCACGCTGCGCGTCACGGAAGGGCTGTGGCTAATGAACAAAGCGGCCCTCCTCCAGCTGGAGCATTTCAATAAGTCGAATGCGCTGGCGTGGGCGCTGACCATGGGGCTATTCGCATCTCCGGTGGTGTACTCGGACCGGGAATGGAATCAAATCGTAGGGGAGTCGTACTTCATTCAGCTGGCGCCAGGGGACCACTTCGGATGGACGGAACCGGAGGGTAAGGTATACCAGATCGCAGCCGACAATCTGAACCAACTTAAAGACGAGATTTACCGGGTGTGTTACTTGATGACACACGCGGCGGGACCAGACTCGGCGGGCGCACATCAATCAGGGGCGAGCAAGCAGCGGGACTTCAGCATCACGCAGGAGGTGCTGCGGGCTTACGGCGACGGCGTGAAGGAAACGATGAAGCAGGTGCTGCGCGCGATCGCCGCGGCCCGCAAGGACCAGGTCTCGATCGATGTGTCAGGGCTGGACGAATTCGATATCGGGGACTTCAGCAACGAACTGGACGATGCGAGCAAGCTGCTGAGCCTGGGGATCGAGTCGACGACTTTGAGGAAACAGATTTTCAAGAAGCTGGCGCTGAAGTTTCTATCGGATGTGCGGCAGGAAGTTAAGACCAAGATCGCACAGGAGATCGACGCGCAAGAGTAAGTGGCCGGGGATTGCGGAGCTAAGGATAGGGTGACTTATGGAAGACATAGACGTGCAGGCGATCGTGAAGCAGGCGGTACAAGAGTTTCTGCAAGAGCAGCAGGCCAAGAGCGAGCCGGCATACAAGACGGAACTGGTGGAGGAACGCAAGCGCCGGGAGCAACTGGAGCGGCGTCTGAGCGAAGTGGAAGAGGAGAGCAAACGAAGCCGCCAGGCGGCGGAGAAGGCGGAGCGCAGCTCGACGATCCGGGCGGAACTGCAACAGCTGGGAGTGGCGAAGGTGGATCTAGCGTTCAAGGCGGTGCAGGACGGTGTATTCCGGGCGGAGGACGGCCGGCTGCTGGCGCGCAGCGACAACGGGGAGGTGCCGCTGAAGGATTATCTTTGCAGCTTTGTGAGCGAGAATCCGGAATTTCTGCCGGCGCGGATCGCGGGCGGATCGGGCATCACGGCGGCACACAAAGCTCCGCGGGAGGGAACGGAGAGTGTGGACATCGACGGGATCCGGCCCGGCATGAGCGCGGAGGACTTGGATCGAGTACGGAAGGAGATTGTGCGGGTAGCATCGCAGAATCTGCGGGGACTTTAAGCAGGACAGGCAGGAATGCCTGAATTCCAGGACAGGCAGGAACGCCTGCTCCACTTAGGAGAATGAATGGCAACGATCACATCAGCTAATGTGGCCAGCGCGATTGTGAAGCTGGTGGCGGCAGACGCTCTGCCCGCCTTGGTCGGGAACCTAGTAATGGGTAACCTGGTCAACCGCGATTATGAACCTGTATTGGCCCAGGCCGGGGACACGGTAAACATTCCGATTCCGCCGACGCTGGTAGCGAACAACATAGCGGAGGGCGGACAAGTCCAGCCGCAGAACCCGAACCTGGGGAATGCACAGATCGTTCTGAACACGCACGCGGAAGCGACTTTTCAGATACCGGATGTCACCAAGGTGCTGGCGGTGCCGGACCTGTTGCAGGTCTACATGCAGCCGGCGGTAGTGGCTATCGCGGAGAGCATCGAAACGAGCCTGCTGAATCTGTATGCCGGCCTGACGGCCAACACGCCGGTAGGCACGCCGGGGACGCCGCTGGTGGAAGCGGCGATCGACCAGGCAGAAAGCGCGTTATTCTCGGCCAAAGTTCCGCCATCGGAACCGAAGTATCTGGTGGTGGATGCGGCTACCTACTCACAACTACGGCAGATTGAGCGATTCAGCGAATTTCAGACGGCCGGGGAAGCAGGTCTGCGGGCTTTGATCGACGGCGCCGTGGGGAAGATCAAGGACTTCTTCGTGCTGCGGTCGCAGTATGTGGCGGCCACGGGCAGTTCGCCGCTCACGACACACAACATCGCATTCACGAAGAACGCGATCGGATTGGTAATCCGGCGTTTGCCGCAGCCATTGTACGGCACGGGGGCGGTGGCGCACTACGCCGAGATGGGCAACTTTGGCATGCGGGTAGTGATGAGTTACCAGCCGAATACTCTGGCGCAGCAGTTCACGGTGGATGTGCTGTACGGGTGCGCGGTGATTCGGAATAACTTCGGCGTACAGGTGAATTCGTAGGGCATCTTTCCGGATGGGCGGGGGCTACGCGGGACTAGAGTGCCGCGCGCGCCAATACCCGCCCTCCGGACTTACAAGGGAGTCGGACACCATGGATCTACAGATTTATTACAAGAAGATTCGCGAGGCGGAGGAGAATCTTAAAGAGCCTTGCGTGGTTGTGATCAGCCTGGCGACGCCCGACGGCGGGCGCGAGGGCGTCAAGACGGAGGTTCCGCGGCGCATTGCGGCGAAGATGATTGTAGAGGGCGCAGTGCGGCTGGCGACGGCGGAGGAAACGCGGGATTTTCAGGAGCAGAAGGCGGAAGCCAAGCGGCAGGCGGATCAAACGGCGGCGGCGTCACGGCTGCAATTCACGGTTGTCTCGCCGAGCGAACTGCGCAAGCTGAAGCAGGCCTAAGCGATGTCTCTGTTCACAGACGGTATATCCACGATCCAGGACCTGGCGAACCAGGACTCGTCGGTGCTCAGCACGGCGCAGACCGAGAACATCAATTTGAGCGAGAAGCTAGCGCTGGCGCAACAGGATCTAGGAATCGAGCTGACGGCTCTGCTGCAACGGAGCGGCACATACGATTGGCAGTTCTGGCTGCAACCCGTGCCGCAATTGAACAACATCGTGGTTACTCCGCCGCTAAAGCTCTGGCACGTGTTCCACACTCTGAAGCTGGTCTATCAGGATGTTTATTTCAACCAACTGAACGACCGTTACAAGGCCAAGCGGGACCAATTCGAGCAGTTGGCAGGCGGGGCGATGCAGAAACTGATGCAGACAGGCTTGGGGATTGCGGCCGACCCGATTCCGCAGGCCGCGCCGCCACAGTTGAGCTTGATACCAGGCGGGCAGCCAGGGCTGACTTATTACGTGGCCGCGTCGTGGCTCAACGCAGAAGGCCAGGAAGGCCTGCCCAGCACTGCCACGTGCTTAGCGGCGCCAGCGGGCAATGCGCTGGTGGCGCAACCCGTCGCGCCGCCGGCAAACGCGACATTGTGGAATGTGTACGTAGGGCTGACGACAACCAGTTTGGTTTTGCAAAACACGGCGGGGTTGGCGTTGGATCAAGTGTGGGTGCAGGCAGCGCCGGTAGCGGCAAGCGGTCAAGCACCGGGCAGCGGGCAAACGCCGGATTATCTGCGGGCGCTACCGCGACTCATTCAGCGAGGTTAGACGATGGCATGGGTGGGCAGTACCGTAACGGCACAAGTGGTGAGCCTGTTGAGCGGGGCGGATGGGCTAAACGCGTGCGCCGCGACGCTGGCGTTGGCCGAAGGCATGAGCGTGGCCGCCCTGGGGCAGAACCAGATCGGCGGGCAAAATGCCTCGATCGAGTTGACAGAGCGCAGCACCACGATGGTTTATCCGGCGGTGAGTGTTTATTGCGAGAAGATCGTCAACCAACTGAAGGAGAAGTTTCGAGACTTCTCCGGCAAGGCGCTGATAGCCGTCGAGGTGCGCGTGTCACAAGACCGGCTGGATGGAATCGAAGACCAGCTTGAGCTGTTCGTGGACGCCGTTACTCAGGTGCTAGACCAAAACCGTGGGGACTGGGGTGAGGGAATGTATTACACCGGATGTTACGAAGCAACGTTGAGTCCGGTGAAGCACGGCGGGCAGAATTTCATCCAGGTGGGGAAGATCACATTCGAGGTGGGAGTGAGCGACTAAAGTCATGTCTTCGTATACATCATCCAACGCGAACCGTTTTTATACAGGCCTGGAGAGCAATTACGGCCAGACACCCGTTATCACGGCGCAGAACCGGTTCCCCGCAGTGAAGCTGACGGCAAAGAACCAGATAGAGAAGGCGGACCGGCGGGACAAGACGGGCAGCCGTACGTTCGTCGGCATACCCGCAGGGCTTCGACGCAATACCAGTTTCACTCTTGCCACATACATGACGAGCTGGGACGGGCAGAGCGCGGGCCCGGCATACGGGCCGTTGTTCCAGTCGAGCATGGGGGAAACACCTTTGATTTATGGGGGTGGGAGTGCGGCGGCCGGCTGCAGCAGCACGATGGTGGCGTTCGCGGCGCCGCATAGCCTGGTAACGGGGCAGGGCGTATCGTACGGTGGAGAGATCCGGTTTATAGTGGCAGTTACAAGCACCAACACGGTGCAAGTGAACGCACCGTTTTCGAAGATACCAACCGCGGGCGCAGCGATTGCGCCGAGTATTTCATATTTTCCGGCAACGGAAGTACCGAGCGTGAGCATCTTCGACTATTGGGACCCGAGCACCGCAGTGCAACGGATTCTGTGCGGCGCGGCCGTGAACAGGATGACTATCAAGGTCAACGGCGACTTTCATCAATTCGAATTCAGCGGCATGGCGCAGGATCTGATCGACAATGTAAGCTTTGCGGCGGGGATGGGACAGTTGGCGAGCTTTCCGGTGGAGCCGGCATTGGGGGCGTTCGACTATTCCATTGTCCCGGGCAACATGGGCGAGGCGTGGCTAGGCAGCACACCGGACCAGTTCTACACGATTACCAACGGAACCTTCCAGTTAGACAACGGCTTGGATACACGGTCGAAGGAATTCGGCAGTAACCTACCGCTGGCGATTGCGCCGGGGCCGCGATCGGTAACGGCTACGTTCGGGCTGTACGAGCTGGATGATCCAGCGACGCAGGGCTTATATCAGGCAGCCCGGCAACAATCGCCGGTGAGCGTGATGTTCCAATTGGGCCAGCAAACGGGACAGGTGATGGCGGTGTACCTGGCGAACGTGGTGCCGGTGGTTCCGGAGTTCGACGACAGCGATAACCGACTGCAGTGGACGTTTCAAGGATCGAAGGCTCAGGGAACAGCGGATAACGAGATTGCGGTGGCGTTCGGGTAATGGGGCGGCGGGACAAATGCCCGCCCTCAGACACTTTTATGGAGTATATAAGTTACGAGGTTGTAAGTTCCAAGCTGGCGGAGGGCGTCAGTTATACGATCGCCAAAATGTCATTCGGGCGGCGGATGGAGTTGACGCGAAGAATCCGGGAACTGGCCGGCAAGCGGGAATTCCTGGAGGCGGGGGACGCGCCTCAAGAGAAAATGGACGCAGCGCTGCTGGGGTCGGAGATTAACCGGCTGTATCTGCTTTGGGGGCTTAAAGAGGTGAGCGGGTTGGAGTTGGACGGACAGCCCGCGACACCCGAATCGTTGGCAGCCAGCGGACCAGAGGATCTGTTTCGCGAGGCGCTAGCGGCCGTCAAGCAACAGTGCGGGTTATCGGAAGACGAAAGAAAAAACTGACCGTAGCACTCCATTTTCAATTGGACCAGGCCGGCTGGGAGTGCGCGCGTTGCCGTCAAGCCGGCCTGGAAATCAAGCGGCGGTGCGGGTGGCTGCGGGAGGCGCAGGACACGCCGACGCGGGTGATCTGGGCGAGCGGGAGCGCGGCGACGACGGTGTGTCCCAAATCGTTTGTGAGCGCACAGAGCCTGGCATGGATCGAGGAATACTTCGTGAGGCGCAAACTAGGGGAGCGGGGAATCGGGGGATTAGGAGCGCGGGAGGTGGAGGCATTTCTGATTCTGGAGCACGAGATCACGCAGAGAAGCGCAGACGACAACCGGAGAGACGCGCGAGGGAAACATGCCTAGCGATCCACAACAGACAATTCTGGCGGCCTTTACGCGCGCAGCGGGCACGCCGAATAGCGGCACGGGCGCCACGAGTATCGGCTCAAGCATACTGCCAACGGACAATGCGGGGCTGACTAATGCCCTAAGCGAAGCCACGCAGTTGATCAACGCGCAGACACAAGCCACCAGCGCGAACACGGATGCGCTGGCGCAAGACACACAAACGCGATCGTCGGGAAGCGCCGCCAGGGAAGCGTCGAGCGTGATCGGCACCGCCAGCCAATTCCTGGGGGGCGGATTGAGCCTGATGCCGCTGGTCTCACTGTTTTCAAGTCTGTTTGGCGGCGGACAATCCGAGCAACCGGCTCCACTGACGCCGTACTCGATGCCGCAGTCTCTCAATCTGGAGTCCACCACGAATTATCAAAATGTGGTGTGGGGCGAGAACGGCTTGCCGCGGGGAGCGGGAAGCGGCGGCGCCAGCACGCCTTCGCAAATCACGGTGCAGGTGCAGGCCATGGACAGTCAATCGTTTCTGGATCATAGCGACGACATCGCGCAGGCGGTGCGGCAGGCGATGCTCAACATGAATTCTCTGAACGATGTGGTGAGTAATCTCTGAAGGCATGTTTCCAACTCTAAAGACCGGCGCGGTGATGCAGTATCCAGGAAAGCGGACGCTGACGTTTAACACGGACGTGATCCGATTCCTGGACGGAACCGAACAACGGTTTCGAGACAATCCATCGGTGCTGCATGCGTGGACTATCCAACTGGACTTGCTGGACGAAGAGGAACTGGCGACGCTCGACCGGTTCTTTCTGACGAACCAGGGGAGATTCGGGGGGTTCTCATTTACGGATCCTTGGGACGGTACGGTGTATCCGAACTGCAGCCTAAAAGGGGACCTTTTCGCGTTTCAGTTGCGAGCGGAGATGCGTGGAACGGCCACGGTGATCGTTTGTGAGAACCGAACGTAGGAGAGCGGCATGATGTATTTTCCACAGCTATTCTCGGGAGCTACGGGCCAATATCCGCTGCAACGGCAGAGGACGGCGCGAACGGTCGTCAATGCCAGTTCCCAGGACTATGAAGTGAAGCTGGCCGATCCGGGCGCGGCAGTTACGACCTGGCATTTGTCCTTCGAAGAGATGAGCGACCAGGAACTGGCGGCTCTGGAAGCACTTTTCCAAGCCGCGGAGGGACGGCTGACACCATTCACATTCCTGGATCCGGCGGACAATCTACTGGCCTGGAGCGAGCAACTGAACCAATCCGTGTGGCAAGCCGATCCGTTATTGACTTTAACCGGTGGTATCGCCGATCCGCAGGGTGGCACCTCGGCGTGTCAGCTTAGTAACCCCAGTGCGGCGACATTGATGCTACAGCAATTGATCAATGCACCGGCATCGCTAAATTACTGTTTGAGCTTGTACGCGCGGAGCGACCAAAGCTCGCGGGTGTGGCTGGTGCGCGGCGCCGATAGCGACGCACGGGCCCTCACACCGCAATGGACGCGTTTGATTTCGGCCGGATGTTTGCAGAGCACGGCGGAATCGATCAGTTTGGGCGTGGCGCTCGATCCAGGCAGCACGGTGGACGTCTTCGGAATTCAGGCGGAGGCGCAGACGACCGCTTCGATGTACAAACCAACGGCCGAGACCGGCGGCGTCTACCCCAACGCTCGATTCCGCGACGACTCCCTCACCATCACAACGGTAGGCCCGAGCCGGCATTCTTGCGAGATGGATATCGTCAATGTTGAGTATCTATGATCTGAAGGAGCTGGCAGTAACCGACACGCCACTCTTGCTCTTCAATTGCGTTCTGCAGAACGGGCAAGCGGAATTCTGGAGCACGCACCAGGCAACCTACAACGGGAACACGTATGCGCCGCGGGTGATGAAGCACAACCTGTTCGAGGTCCAGACGTCGTCGGATCAGGGTGTAGATGTAATTCCACGGGTCTCGCTCTCGATGGCGAATGCCGATTCTTACTTTTCCGAGTTAGAGCGGTCGGTTGGATGGAAGGGCGCCACACTGACGGTCACCTTTCTTTTTTATAACCTTCTGGAAGGCGCGCCCACCTCAGATGCAGCGGTGTTGTTTCAGGGCATTGTCAACCCACCGGACCAGAGTACGGAATCCCTCTTTCAGCTTTCGGCCATCAACCAAATGAACATGCAGCGCGTGCTGCTGCCACCGGTACGTATCCAGCGGCGGTGCCCGTGGCTGTTTCCTGCGACTGCTCAGCAAAGACAGGAAGCGGTCAGCGGAGGCAGCACCGGGCTATATTCGTTGTTCTATCCTTGCGGCTATTCGGCGGACCAGACCGGGGGCGTGGGCGCCTTAGTCGGCGGCGCGGCGTATACCTCCTGTGGGTATACCCGCACCGACTGTGAAGCGCGGGGGATGTTCAGCGGACCGAATCGATTTGGCGGTTTGGAATTTGTCCCCTCGTCGATACAGGTGCGCAGCTACGGAGCGGGTTGGCAATATGCGCCGGTTGACGACAATGTGGCGATTTATAACGACTTCGTGCCGATGCTCTACGGCACGGCTTGGTATTATCCGCCGATCGTGTTTTCGCGGAATGACGGCAACCTGACTCACATGGAAGTATTGCTGGGGATAGGACCAATACAAGACGTGCAGAAAGTGCTGGTCAACCAGACCGAAATACCGCTGGGGCAGTCCGGCAAGAACATGACGTCGACCGGCTGGTACAAAGTGATCAGCTTAGGCGGGCGCAATGGGGCTTTCAATCCGGATTTCACGGACGCGGCGGGCAATCCAGCGGGGGATCCGTACGGGAGCATGGCCTATCTTTCCGTGGTGGTGCCGAACCAGATTAACAATGGGCAATCGCTCCCCACCGTGCAGGTGCTGGCGGATGGCCTACAACTGCCGACTTACAGTTCCGACGGGAGCTATCAAAGCACGGTGTTCACGGCGAATCCTGCATGGATTTTATTAGACATTCTGCAACGCAGCGGATGGCAGACGGCGGACGTGGACCTTACGACTTTTGCGACGACGGCGGCGTATTGCGATCAGCAGATACAGACACAGGATTTGAACGGGAACAGCATTATGATTCCGCGGTTTCAATGCAACCTGTGTCTACAGTGGCGACGGAATGCCGGCGACGTGATCAGGGGAATCCGGAATGCTTCGCGGCTGCTGTTTACTTACAGCGTTGGCGGGTTACTTCAGTTGGAAGTCGAGAATTCGATCGCTTTGCAACAGCCGGCGCAGTTACCCTGGAGTAACAGCACGGAGACGCTGGATGGCGGCTGGCCAAGCTACGAGTTCAGCGACGGATCATCGGGCACCGCGAACATTCTGCGGCGAGCCAACGGGGAACCCAGCGTGCAGGTTTCGTCGCGGAGCATCACGGACACACCGAACCAGGTGACTACCGAGTTTCAAGACGCATTTAACTCCTACCAACAAGACAGCCTGCTGATGGTCGATGTGGAGGACATTTCGCTGACCGGCCAAGTGATCACCACCTCGCTGATGGCGCTCGGGATGCCGAACTACGATCAGGCCGCGCGGATGCTGCAATTTACGCTGGATAAGAGTGTCGCGGGGAATACTTACATCTCGTTTGAAACCAGCATAAAGGCACTGGGCTTGCGGCCCGGCGACATTATTACCGTCACGTATCTGAAAGAGGGTTTCCAGCGGCAGCCATTTCGGATTATCAAGATCGCCCCGGGCGCCAATTATCGAATCACCAAGATCACGGCGCAGGTGCACCAGGATGAGTGGTACGCGGATACCAACGGACAAATTCCCGGAGACACGGGTGGGCGGCCGCAGCCTGGCGCGGGCGTCGGCGTGCCACGTCCGCTGCTGGGGAACATCGTCGATTCCAGCGGTAATTTGGAATACCAGATTGCGGAGAGTTCCGATAATTCGAGCGACGGGGGAGTTGACGAAGAACTCACGGTTGGATTTACGGTCCCGGCCAGCTTACCGGCTGGTGGTCCTGGTGTGCCCACGGTGAGTTTGGCTGCTGTGATTGGCGGCGGGGGCACGTTGGCGGGAAATCAGATCCTTTATTATGCAGTTAGCGCGGTGGACTCGGCAGGGAATGAGAGCGTGATGTCGTTCGTGGTCATGGCGGACATCCCATCCGGGTCGAACACTAATAGCGTGACTCTGACGGGATTGAGTTTCGCGACCGGGACACAAAGCTTCAATGTGTACCGCGGCGGGAATCCGCAGCAGATGTGCCGGATTGCCACGAGCCAGGCGCTGGCCACCAGTTTTACGGATACCGGGCTGGCGGCCCAGGTGTACGCGCCGCCGGACCCGGCTTTCGATCACGCGAACTTTTACTGGAGGCTGGAACTGCAGCCGGAATACGCGGCGACGATTGTAACTTCCAATACGATCGGCAACACCACGGCGGAGATGGGCAACGCGAATTACGCCGGAATGATCGTTCGAATCATCAGCGGCACCGGGGCCGACCAGGAATACACAATTGGCTCGAATTCGGCAACCACTCTGACGCTGACGCAGCCGTGGGGCGCGCTACCGGACGCGACCAGCCTGTTTGTAGTGGCGGAGGCCGGCTGGCACTTCGCCGCTTCCACGAAGACAAGCCCCGTGCAGTTCGAGATTCCGAACGAGACGAGTGTGACGCTACACATACAAGGCCGGGGCGCGAATGCGAACAATCTGGAGGGGCCACCTTTACTTTGTACGTTGACGCGGTGGACGGTGGGCGGGGGCGGGATCGGAGACCTGGCCGCCCCGCCGCAGCCGGTGTTCGGGCTGGGAGCATCCGCGCTGGAAGGGGGCACGGTCGAACTGAGCGGCGTGGCATTCCCGACGCTGACTAACACAACCAGCGTTACCGCCGGC